TCCCAAATAAGAGAATTCACTCAAATCCTTTTGGACTCGCTTATGCATTAACCACATTGGTGCATCCTTGGGCTTTACAGGCTTCAAATGACGATCACTGTTCATCTTTGAACGTATAAGTGTCGCACATTTGCGATCAAGCAACGATAATTCTTCGTCATGATCGAGAACAAGCCCTAACCCACCAAGCCACTCTGGTAAAAACCATGGTAGCCCAGGATATCGGTTCAACTCTTTCGAATTGTATTTTATGAATCTTTTCTTCACGATTGGCCATAGCTCTTCTGGACATGTAGCCTTTAATTGGCGACTAATCTCACCTAACTGGTGAGCTCCATATTGAGCCGACCGTCCCCGACGATCTCCTGCCTCTTTTCTTCCCATCATTAAACCCAAGTTGACATACTTTTGTTCGACCCACCGTTTGGTGTAATAATCAAACTCAAAAATTCTTGAATTGATGGTACAAAAAAGATTAGAAAAATAAGTTTTCCCTACGCTGGAACTTAACCCTGCAAATGCTGTATTGACTTCCCAACTTTTTCTTAGACGCGTCTTATGACCTCTTAAAAGGCAATCATCGCCGTTCACCCTCAGAGGTGCGACTTTACCCGATTTTGGGTACGCGTGGTTGGTTAGCCGGAACTTTCGTCCCTTCGGATCAGCCTCTTCGATAGAGAGCCGACACAAGGCAGCATTAGCAATATTTAGAATTGGAAATGAAACAATAGAACCCATCAATTGTCCCTCCGTTTGGGGGTAATGGATACCATCTTCGACAAATATATGTCTCGTTAACGCTTTTAGCATCAACTGTTTCAAATTACCGAGAAAACCAACTGAAAACTCCTTTATGACTTCTTTAGGCATAGCCTCACCAATCTCGATCATTAATTGATCTAAGATGGTTTCGGTTACCCAGCCATGGAGTCGGTTAGTACTCGATACATAATCGCCGCTTAATGCGATTTCCCATTCTTCTAAGGTTCCTAGAATGTCATCAATGTCGTCTTCCGAGACTTCTCTGCTTATTAGAGCAAAGACATCATGAACTTTCAAGGTCCTCCACATCCAACGCTGTAATGGCTTCAGACATGTGTAGAGCAAAGGTGGACCCTTCGAAATAACACGAACTTTTAAAGGTTCAGGCAGGCCTACGGCTTCTACCAAGGGCTCTTCAAATTGAGCCGCTTTGAATATTTCAAGGAGTTCTTCCTTCCAAATTTTTCTTAGTCGTGAATCATCAGCCATGAGAACAGGGACCTCCTCAGTGAGTACTTCACCAAATAAATCTTCCATTTTCTTATGCTGTGTTAATTCCTCAAGACCTTCGAGTCCGTAGAGCTTCGATTTAACGCCAAACACCTTACAAGTGTCGACTCCGAAATCAAGACCATTTCCTAATTTCCCAAATGGGAAACGATCATATAGTTCGGCCAAAGCGCCAAGCTTCCCTCGAGACCAAATATAATTAGCCGAGGTACTCGGAAAGAAAGGTTCAAAATAGTCTGACGGAGAAATAAATTTTCCACCAAACAATTCAGAAACAGTCCTACGAAGGGCTCCAACAATCTTATCCTTACATACGTCTTTAACGACTTCAGGATAGAGAGCTTTACAGCCAGGTGTTACCTCACGAAATTCATCGAGAAGATACACTCCTTCCTC